CAAACTCCTTCATGGTCTACCTGTCAGCCTTTCGCAATGAACGCAGCGAGTATGAGAACAATAAGAAACACTCTAACTTGGTCTCATGGTTGCAGTCTCAAGCGTTTGACCGTGGCAACGACTTTAAGGTTGTATCAGCGAGCCTAACGGGGTCTCATCATGAACGTGGTCAAGCTGTCACAAGTGTTGAACGCACGATTCAGGTGCAAGTTAGCGATTGGGCATTCGTTGAGGTTATCGCTAAGCACGCCCATTTGTGGTATCAGCAAGAGGCTGTGATGGTCGTAGCAACGCAGACACACAGTGCAATGTTCATCAACATGTCTTCACGGGTCGCAGGGCTATTCCCTCAGACCATCGTCAGGCTTGATTGCTCGGACATCGTAGGGACACTGACAGAAGTACAGCATCGTGCTCTTGATGACCATGAAGCGTGGACTATTGACCAGCATGGCAAGGTATGGGTTACCGTGCCCAATGATGCACCTGAGGCACCTAACACCGCTCCGAGTGTGGCCTATGTGAATGCTAACCACGATGACTTGGACGCCGATAGTATCACTTGCTGCTATGACATCGTAATGGATAGTCTCCACCACTTGTACAACACTGAGGAGGAGATTAGCGAGCAATTAGGTACTAGCGTGTTTGGTCTCATCGAAGCCCTACAGACCGCTAAAGGTCTTGTCAAATGATAGCGCTTCTCATGGTCGCATCATATAGCCTCATCATCGGGCTATTCGTTCGAGACTTCATTAAGGGTCTCAAGGTACACAAGGCAACGTTAAGCTACCGCCTGTACGGTGTAGTGCCACGGTTCACAGTAAGATTGACTAATGGTCGCTTTAAGGCCAACAAGGTAGGGGTATTCTATGTCGCAACACACTGATGCTAAGGTTACCTGATGCACAACAAGAGCCGCACGGTCTATGGTCTCACTCGTCAGGCAATGTCCACCTATCGGAGCGCGATGCTCTATGGTGCCAGCCATGACAAGACCATGAAGCGCCTTAAGGCACTCTATGACCATAACCGCATGTTCCATGAAGCAGCCTGTATGATGGCTGATTGATTAACGACTCACTATAACACGGGCAACATTATGAAACTGAACGCACTCACTCGCACCGCTCTGATTAACAGCACCATCGCCAGCATCAAGGCTTTACCAATCGACCGTGTAGGCGAACGTCCTACCCGCATCGTAGAGCTTCTGGCGGTACTGGTTGACGACATCAAGTCTAACTTTCAGACCTCTGAAATGTGCATCGCTCGCCAAACGTGGTACAACCCTGTGAGGGATTGCATCGCTGAGGCTGGTTTTGAACTGCTCGGTCAAGGTTACTTCAGCGCAGCGTTTAGTCACCCAATGACGCCTAAGATCGCCTACAAGGTAGGCTTTAAGAAAGAGGATTCAGGCGCAGCCTATGCAGCCTACTGTCGCATGAATGCAGGTCTGACGGGCATCCCTAAGATGCTGGACATTCAGCGTCATAGTGAGTGCTACACGGTCATTATGCCTCTCTATCAGGCTTACACTGATCGGGAAGAGAATGAATATCGCTGTGACCAAGTAGAACTAGTCCGAGCGGTCGCTAACGGTGAGAAGACTTATGTGGAGGAGTACGACCCACGCTATCGTGAGCACTTAAAGCACCTCGAAGTGACCATGAAGGGCATAAAGTCGTTCTTTAAGGGAATCGCCTCGATCGATATGCATAACGGTAACGTGATGTTCGATGAGTACGATAATCTGGTCATCACTGACCCTGTAAGCTTTGCAGCGCGTGGTAACGATAAGCGCCGATTCCTACAGGATGCCGAAAGCTTCATCGTGGACGCTGAAAGCTTGCTTAAAGAGGTCGCCGTGGTCGCTGAGGCAAACATGATAGCCAAGTGCGTGGCACGTCATCAGAGCAAGCAGCCGGATTGCTGGAAGCAGCGCAGGTCTCGTAATCAGCGGTACATTCGCAGGGTGCAGCGTCGTAAAGATGCCAAGCTGAAGCGCCAGATATCTAACGTAGTAGAAGCACTTAACGCCTAACCTTTAATTAACTATCGGAGTAATGAGCTATGAACAATATCAACGTAACCGCAATGACTTTCGCTGGCCTGAAGCTGGACGTTATCACAGGTCATCCAGACCATGAATTACTCTTCATCGGTAAGCAAGTATTAGATGCTGCTGGGTTACTGAACGGGTCTAACGCCTTGTGGCGCTATAAGGCTACTTTATGTCTCTCCGATATGCCTGCGCACGTAACGCAGACACTCGTGGACTACCCTCGCGTGCAGTACAAGAGCAAGCTGATAGATGAAGCCACGGTCTATAAAATCCTGCTACGTGGTCATGCGCCAGCCGCTGAACCGTTCCGCAAGTGGATAACCGAGGAGGTCTTACCGACCATTCGGAAAACTGGTAGCTACAATATTGAGACCAGCACGACTCCTGAGGCTGCTCAGTTCGCAGGTGAATTCGCAGCGATGCGCCTAATGCTAGATGACCTGAGAGAAGAGGTAGCAGGTCTTAAGCAGACCATCCTTGAGTGGAAGATACCAACGCCTATGCAGGTCATCACTAAGTCTCCATACGAGGGACAAGCCAAGGCCAATGTGTTCCACTCACTGACCGCTAAGCAGTACAACGAGTGCGCGGAGAATCTCAACGTGTCTCGTCTGGTCTCCGATAAGCTGAAAGGGTCGGTATTGATAGAGCTAAACCGGGTCTTCATGAAGGAATGGGATAAGACCCATAACTTAGCCTTGACGAGTACCACAAGCGCGCAGGGGCGTGTATGGCATGACTTCCCAGCTGACTTCATGCGCCGTATGATGCAGAATACTCACATACGGGAAGCGATTCAGACCGTAATGATGCAACGCTTAGCTAACATGGCTTAGTGTTTCCTTCAGTGTCATCCTAGTGGTGGCACTCATAGGAAGTATTAACGACTCACTATTAACTGAACAACGCTTAAGGCGCACATAATGACTACCATTAAGAACGAATCGATCGTCAATCTGGTTAACCGTAATGACTTCTCAGAAATTGAGCTGGCGGCTATCCCATTCAACACACTGGCAGACGCTTATGGGTCTCGTTTAGCGGCTGAGCAATTGGCCTTGGAACATGAAGCCTACACGTTAGGGGAAGCACGTTTCCTCAAGCAGCTTGACCGCCAAGTACAGGCAGGTGAACTAGCGGACAACGCAGCGGCTAAGCCGTTGGTTTCCTCACTGGTTCCGCTGATGGCTACACATACCGCTAACTGGATTGATGCATCTTTCTATGATACCGACCCTGAGACAGGCGTTAAGAAAGGCAAGCGTGGCAAGCGTTCAGTGTCTCAAGTGCTCCTTAAGGACATCGACCCGAACATCCTAGCAGTGGTGACCATCAAGTGTGCGCTGAAAGGTGCAACAATGGTCTCGAACATCCAAGGCGTAGCGGCAACTATCGGGCGCTCACTGGAAGATGAGGTTCATTATGGCAAGCTGCGTGACCTCGAAGTAGCACACTTCAAGAAAAACGTTCAGCCTCAGCTTGAGAAGCGTGTAGGCCTCATCTACAAGAAAGCATTCATGCAGGTTGTTGAAGCTGATATGCTCGCTAAGGGTCTCGTCAAGGCTGAAGACCATTGGCAGGCGTGGAGCACTGAAGACCGTGTTCAGGTTGGCGTTAAGTGCATTGAGTTACTGATTGAGTCTACAGGTCTCGTAGAGCTTGACCGTGTGAACGCTGGAGTGATTGGCGCTGACGCTGAGAACATCAAGCTGTCTGATAAGTACGCTGACATCATTGCGACCCGTGCAAGCGCACTGGCAGGCATTAGCCCTATTCATCAACCTTGCGTTGTTCCGCCTAAACCTTGGGTAGAGACTCGCGGTGGTGGCTATTGGGCTAACGCTCGTCGTCCGCTGGCGCTGGTTCGTACACACTCCGCTAAGGACCTGAAGCGTTATAACGATGTGTTCATGCCTGAAGTGTACAAGGCGATCAACCTCGCGCAGTCTACAGCGTGGAAGATTAACCTTAAGGTACTCACAGTGGCGAACGCTATCACTCAGTGGAAGCATTGCCCGGTTCAGGATGTCCCAGCGGCTGAGCGTCCAGACATGCCTATCAAGCCTGATGATATCGATGAGAACCCTGAAGCGCTCAAAGCGTGGAAGAAAGCAGCCTCAGCGATTTACCGCTTAGACAAGGCGCGGGTCTCTAAACGCCTTAGTATGGAGTTCATGCTGGAGCAGGCCAACAAGTTCAAAGGACATGAGGCTATCTGGTTCCCGATGAACCTTGACTGGCGCGGACGCGTCTACGCTGTGCCTCAGTTTAACCCGCAAGGTAACGACATGACCAAGGGTCTCTTGACGTTGGCTGAAGGTAAACCAATCGGCGAGAAAGGCTTTTACTGGCTGAAGGTTCATGGTGCAAACTGCGCAGGAATCGATAAGGTTCCATTCCCTGAGCGCATCGCGTTCATTGAGGCGAATCATTCGAATATCTTAGCGAGCGCACAAGACCCGCTGGTTAACACTTGGTGGGCTGAGCAGGATTCACCTTTCTGTTTCTTAGCGTTCTGCTTTGAGTACGCGATGGTGAACACTGTAGGCCTAGGCTATGAGTGCTCCTTGCCGCTGGCGTTCGATGGTTCATGCTCAGGCATCCAGCATTTCAGCGCTATGTTGCGTGATGAGGTGGGCGGACGTGCGGTGAACCTGCTCCCATCAGATACCGTTGAGGATATCTATCGTATCGTATCCGACAAGGTGAACGTGGTCTTGAACCAAATGGTCATCAATGGGGATGCGAACGAAGTCGAAACGCTGACTGATAAGAAAACAGGTGAGATTACCGAGCGCCTGAAGCTGGGTAGCAAGGCACTAGCGGGTCAATGGTTGACCTATGGTGTGAACCGTAGCGTGACTAAACGTTCCGTTATGACCCTTGCGTATGGCTCGAAGGAATTCGGGTTCCGCCAACAGATTCTGGAGGATACCATTCAGCCAGCTATTGACACAGGTAAGGGTCACATGTTCGTTAACCCGATGCAGGCCGCTGGGTTCATGGCTAAGCTGATTTGGGATGCAGTGAGCACAACCGTAGTTGCTGCGGTAGGGGCGATGGAGTGGCTGCGTGCTGCGGCCCGTCTGTTAGCGGCTGAGGTGGTCGATAAGAAGACCAAGGAAGTCTTGCGCCCTCGCTGTGCGATTCACTGGACGACCCTTGATGGCTTCCCTGTGTGGCAGGAATACCACAAGCAGGATACTAAGCGCTTGAACCTACTGTTCCTCGGTCAGTTCCGTTTGCAGCCTACAGTGTCCACTGGACGTGGTTATGAGATTGACGCTCACAAGCAGGAGTCGGGCATCAGTCCTAACTTTGTCCACTCACAGGATGGTAACCACTTGCGCATGACTGTGGTTCACGCCAATGAAGCCTATGGTATCGACAGCTTCGCATTGATTCATGACTCATTCGGTACTATCCCGGCTGACGCTGACAACCTGTTCAAAGCTGTACGTGAAACGATGGTCACTAACTATGAGAAGTCTGATGTGCTCGCCGAGTTCTACCAACAGTTTGCCGACCAGCTGCACGAGTCCCAGCTTGACAAGATGCCAGCGCTCCCACCTAAAGGCACCTTAGACCTGCAACAGATTCTCAAGTCTGACTTTGCGTTCGCTTAATGGCACAATAACAACCCACTATCAGCGGGAGGCCTTCGGGTCTCCTTTTGCGTTTCTGAAGGGTCGGATTAATAACGACTCACTATTAGCCCAACGGTTAAAGCCTCAGGGGTCTTACCATTATCTTAAAGTTCAGCTCAAAGGAGTCTTACAAGTTATGCTATCTATTCATGATTCAATCGTATTAGGAACCATCACCGCGACCTTATTTGGCGTAGGCATGATGATTCGTAACGCCTTCAAGAGCGCTACAATGGAGAACCTGAAGACCCAGCAAGATCGTAACGTTACCCTTAATGCTCGCCTGTTTGACGCACAGCAGGAGCTTAAAGTGCTCAAAGCTGATCACAACGAGCTGGTTAAGCTGTTCGATTGGCGAGCTGGTGTGATAGCCCGTCAGGAGAAAGACTTGACGTATGCATATAGCACCATTGAGAAGCTTAAGGCTGAGCTGGATGAACCTAAATGTTCCGGTGGTACGCCTGAGCTGAGTAGCGTTAAGTTCCGCGCTGTGATGCCTAATGGCGACATCCGTGATACTGTCTTTAAGCTGGGTCTCGGACCATGCGGGAAGGTAGTCACTCGCTTATCGTTGGACGTTGTGGGTCCTGAAGGTGACTTTGTGATTCGTCAGGTCACTGAAGACCAAGAGATTAAGACGTTCACCTATAAGAAATGGCATATAGCAGGCAGGGTCGAGCAGTCTTTCAAGTAATAACAACTCACTATTAGCAGCAAACAAATCAACCTAACTTCAAGAGGAACCAAACAATGTCTAAAGCTAACTTCGAACGCGTGATGACCAAAGTTGAACGTCTGGATGCGGAAGCCCCTTACTTTAATGCTGAGCTGGAAGCGGAACGTCAGATGAAACATGACCGTATGCGCAAACGTCACAAGCAGTCTCGCAAGCCATCAGGTAAGCGCTCATGGTATGAGGGAGTCGAAGCGTGATTTACGATAGCGCATTAGAAAACTTACAGGCTTGGCCTCAAGTCTGGGCGTTGAAAACCCACGGGGTCTCTGTAAGAATGGTCCGATGCACGGTTCCTGAGGACTATCTAAGTTGGCAGTAGTGATAAACTCAAGGTCTCTTAACTGAGGCCTTTATGATTATCATTCATTTATCTATTAAATCGCTCAAGAGGAAATACTCAATGCAAGCATTCAAAATCAACCCTTACAAGGCCGTATCATTCAACCGTAAAGCAGTCGAAGCGCTGATGGACAAGTATGGCTATGTTATCGCTGATACTAAGTACGATGGCGTTCGCGGGGATATCCTCGTGGACAACACTGCGGACTCACTGTGGCTCTCACGGGTCGGCAAGGAGATTCCTTCTATCAGCCACCTTAACGGCTTCTCTGCACGATTCGAACAGCTGCTTAAGGATGACCGCTGCATCTTCCCTGATGGCTTCATGCTGGATGGCGAACTACTGGTCAAAGGCGTAGACTTCAATACCGGGTCTGGAATCCTGCGTACTCAATGGCTCTCTAAGAAGAACCGCGAGTTCCACGCTGGAGAGACCCGTGAGGAGATGTTCAAGGCCAAGTGGAAAGAACCTTTCATGCTGGACACTAAGCGTCTTAAGGTTGCACTGTACGCAGTCTTACCGCTGCACGTTGTGGAATCAGGTGAAGACCACGAGTGCATGAACCTGATGATGCCTGAGCACGTTAAGGCCATGCTTACACTTCTCAACGAATATCTGCCGGAGATCGAATGGGTCCTCGCTGAGTCCCAAGAGGTCTACTCTATGGATGAGCTTGATGCTCTCTACCAATCTAAGATTGACGCAGGCGAAGAAGGCCTGATTGTCAAAGACCCGCTTGGCTTCTACAAGCGCGGTAAGAAGTCTGGTTGGTGGAAAATGAAAGAGGAAAACGAGGCCGATGGGACCATTCAGGGTCTCGTTTGGGGTACTGAAGGTCTCGCTAACGAAGGCAAGGTTATTGGCTTTGAGGTGCTATTAGAGTCCGGTCGTGTCGTTAACGCAACGAATATCTCAAAGGCTCTTATGGATGAATTCACCACCACTGTGGAGACTTACAGGGAAGACCCTAAACATCTACAGGCGGTATTAAATGGTAACTTCCCTTATCACGGCTGGCAGTGCCAAATCACCTACATGGAGGAGACACCTGATGGTTCCTTGAGACACCCTTCGTTCTACTGCTTCAGAGGTACTGAAAGCAACCCCGTGGAGAAAATCTGATATGACTCCATTAGAAATCATGCTGTCTCTCGTCCTGACTCTCATCATCGGCTATAAGATTGGTAAGTACGTAGCAGAGGATGACGACGATGACTTTCCGTTCCTGTAATAACAACTCACTATTGTTGGAGTGATAGACTCAAGGTTCCTCTTCAGGAGCCTTTATGATTATCATTCAACTCAACCTAAGGAGGCTCTATGCGTTTGCACCACAATAAATCTAATGGCATCTTCAGCGTTCGTCGTCCTGACCGCTCAACGTTGGTAGCCAGCCAGAAGCACCCAAAGCTACCGCTTATCGGTAACATTGTGGCGCTCTCTAAGAACGTCTTCCTGCTCATCACTAAAGGTGAGTACATCGAGGCTACTACCGGGTCTCGTCCATTCCTGACAGCTGTGGTCACAAGTTGGCCTCGTGTTCGTCTGGTCATTAAGCGCATCATGGAGATTATCAAATGAGCTTAGCATTCGCTGAAGGTGACCTGAAAGGAGCGGCAATTCAAGCAGCCTGCAAGCCATCCAAACAGATTGCTGTGGGTGACTATGTGAGTCGTAAGCAGGACCATTTATCCGGCTGGTGGAACTCCAGATGTGGTCATTACAATGTCAGCCCGAAAGATAGCTTTGAGGTAGTCCATGTTGATGGTGTCGATTTGCGCCTTGCGGGTCTAGGGGATAACCTTGTAGACGTTAGACGATTCAACATCATGCCAAAGCTGAACGTCCCAGCTGAGGATGCACCTGAGGCGACTCCCTCAGTTGGCGATTGTGTGACTAATAAGGAGGGCATTTCATCCACTTGGTGGAATACTTGGTGGAATACCTTATGTGGGCGATATGGTGTTGGGCCTAAGGATAGCTTCGAGGTAGTCGAGTTAGTAGGCGATAACCTCCTCCTTGCGGGTCTAGGCAATAACCTCGTGAATCATACACGATTCAACATCATGCCTAAGCCTGCTGAATACACTGGCGGGTCTGTAGACTACTACCAAGTGTCTATCGTCAACCCGACCACTAAAGGCCGCCCGGTGTACATCGCTGAGTGTAACGATATCATCGAACACCTCGGTATGAACTTCGCTGAAGGGAACGCTTTCAAGGCGCTCTGGCGGAGAGCAGCTGCACGCTCCTTAGGACTCACTAAGGCAGGCGCTAAGGCTGATGGTCTGTACGATGCCGAAAAGGTAGTCTTCTTTGGTGAGCGATTAGTCGAACAGTCGAAGACCAAATGACCCTTAAAGGTTGCACTCAATGGTGTGCTAACCAGTGGGCGCTTGCGATTGAGCGTAAGGACTTCGACGCAGCTGCAAACTACATGGAGCTTCACGGTATCTGGCAGCGCCGTTTAGACGACTCCCTTAAAGCTGCTAAAGGAGGGACCACGTTATGACGGAACGTAACACAGGGTCTCTGGTAGTCAAAAACAAGCGATACATAGCGACCATTGAGTCAGCTTATGGTTCAATCGATGTTCCCGTTTATGCGGAGAGCTTAGAGGAAGCCTTAGAGCTGGCTGAGTGGCAATATGTACCAGCTGGTTATGTGGTAGCCAGAGTCAGACCTGAATTTCTAATGAGTAAGTAATAACAACTCACTATTAGTCGTCCCAGCATTGAATGAGCGCTGGCTAGGGGTTGGAGTCCACTGGCGACACTTTCACAATCAACATAAGGAGAAACAATAATGGCAACTTTCAATCGCCCTGTAGTTCTAACCTCTGGTCTTGGTATCACCGAACCGTACTCCTACCTGACCAAGCCTGATTATGGCAACGAAGCGAAGGGTTTCGGTAATCCTCGTGGTATCTTCCGGGTCTCCCTGACTCTTCCTACAGCTGCTAAGCGTACCCAAGCGATGATTGATGAAATCGTTAAGTGTCACGAAGAGCACTATGCGGAGAAACTGGCTGACTACGAAGCGAACCCGCCTACAGTTCAGCGCGGTAAGAAACCTTTACTGCCTTATGAAGGCGACCTGCCGTTCATCGATAATGGTGATGGTACGACCACCTTTAAGTTCTCGTCTTATGCATCATTCCAAGACAAGAAAACTCAGGAGACCGTTAAGCGCACAATGTTGCTGGTAGACTCTATCGGTAAGCGCATTGCCAATGCTCCAGCGTTCATCGGTGGTGGCTCTGAGATTAAGGTTAAGTACAAGCTGATGCCTTACACTTGGAACCCAACCGTAGGCGCATCCGTTAAGCTGCAACTGGAGTCCGTAATGGTCGTTCAGTTGGCTGAAGGCGGTGATGCAGGTGGTAATGGTGGCTGGGGCGCTGATGATGCGGAAGAAGGCGGCTATCAAGCTTCCAACCAACGCGATGACTCAGATGATGGTCAGCAGGACCAGCAGGGTTCCGCAGAAGATGAAGACGGCGATTTCTAAACGTGGCTAATCCCTACGCTGGTCGTTACATCAGGAAGGAGGCCGGGTTTCGTTCCGGTCTCGAATTCACAGTCTCAAAGCAACTTGAAGCCAAAGGCGTTAAGTTCGACTATGAGCTGTGGAAGATTCCATATGTGGTTCCTGCGAGCAATCATCATTATTGTCCAGACTTCCTGTTACCTAATGGAATCTTTGTGGAGACCAAAGGGCTATGGGAAGCTGACGATCGCAAGAAGCATCTATTGATTCGCCGACAATACCCTGAACTCGATATCCGCCTAGTGTTCTCATCAAGTAAGTCTAAGATTTACAAGGGGTCCCCGACCAGTTATGCACAGTTCTGCGAAAAGAACAACATAATGTACGCTGACAGGTTAATCCCTGCGGGCTGGTTTAGTGAACCTAAGCGTGACGTACCGTTCGATAAGTTTAAACAAGCAAAAGGAGGCAAGTAGTAAATGGCACAATTCCAACCTCGTAAGGAGACCAAAGCAATCTTCGTTCACTGCGCAGCGACAAAGCCTAGCCAGAACGTTGGTGTTCGTGAAATCCGTCAGTGGCATAAAGAGCGTGGCTTTTTGGACATCGGGTATCACTTTGTGATTAAGCGCGATGGGACCCTTGAGACGGGTCGCGATGTCGATGTCGTGGGCGCTCACGTTGAAGGCTACAACCACAACTCAGTGGGAGTCTGTCTGGTCGGTGGTATCGATGACTCAGGTAAGTTTAAGGCTAACTTTACGCCTATCCAGATGAGCGTCCTTAAGACCCTCTTGAGTGACCTTGAAGGGAACTATCCGGGCGTGGCTATCCGTGCTCATCACGATGTGGCTGCTAAGGCCTGCCCAAGCTTCGACTTGCAGCGCTGGCTGAAGACTGGTGAGCTGGTCACATCTGACCGTGGCTAATTAACGACTCACTATCAGGCGATGGGCTTAAGGTTTCTTAGGCTCATCTATTGATTCGCTTTCTGTTAACTGGAGGTTAAACCTATGGATGAACTTGAAGATGAGAGTGTCTTTCTTTATCACATTCCGTGTGAGAACTGCGGCTCGTCTGATGCGAACTCCATGTACTCAGACGGTCACACCTATTGTTATAACTGTGAAGCACGCACACCGGGCGACTCGGACAACCAACCAGAACGCAGCTATCGGGCCTCATCGTCCCATAGTGGCTCTCGAAGTGGACCCTTGCGCACCTCTGATGTGTGGGAGTTCGGAGACTCGAACGGACGGTATAGCGACCTAACCGCTCGTGGAATCTCAAAGGCAACATGCCAGAAAGCTGGCTACTGGATTGCCAAGGTCAACAATCAGATGTATCAAGTAGCTGATTATCGTGACCAGAATGGCTCCATAACGTCACAGAAAGTTCGTGACAAGGAGAAGAACTTCAAGACCACAGGGTCACATAAGGCTGATGCACTGTTCGGTAAACACCTCTGGAATGGCGGTAAGAAGATTGTCGTGACTGAAGGTGAGATCGATATGCTCACCATTATGGAGCTTCAGGATTGTAAATATCCTGTAGTGTCTATAGGTCATGGCGCTAAGGCCGCAAAGAAAACCTGTGCAGCTAACTATGAGTACTTCGACCAGTTTGACTCAATCATCCTCATGTTCGACATGGATGAGCCGGGACGTGCAGCTATAGAAGAGGCCGCTCAAGTCTTGCCAGCAGGTAAGGTTAAGGTAGCCGTGCTGCCCTGTAAGGACGCCAATGCGTGTCTATTAGCGGGCGAGCAGAAGGCTGTCATGGACCAAATCTGGAATGCCAGTCCTTGGGTTCCCGATGGGGTAGTCTCAGCGTTATCTCTTAAGGACCGCGTAAGGGAAGCTGTAGGCTCCAAGAAGTCTATAGGATTCCTGTTTGATGGCTGTCCGGGTCTCAACAGTGCGACCTTAGGTGCCCGTGGTGGTGAGGTCATTATGGTGACTTCAGGCTCCGGTATGGGTAAGTCAACGTTCGTTCGCCAGCAAGCCCTTAAGTGGGGTAAAGAGGCAGGCTTACGGGTAGGCCTAGCGATGCTTGAGGAGGCCGTGGAGGAGACCATTGAGGACCTGATGGGTCTGAACAACCATGTGCGCTTACGTCAAACACAGGACCTCCGAGAGGCTATCTTAGAGGACGGTCGATTTGACCAGTGGTATGATGAGCTGTTCAGTGGGGACACGTTCCATCTTTATGACTCCTTTGCGGAGGCTGAAGCGGACCGACTCATCGCGAAGTTAACCTACATGCGTCAAGGCTTAGGCTGTGATGTTATCGTGCTTGACCACATCTCAATCGTTGTGTCTGCCTCAGAGGAGTCTGATGAGCGAAAGATGATTGACCGCCTAATGACCAAGCTTAAAGGGTTCGCTAAGTCAACTGGTTGTGTGCTCATAGCTATTTGTCACTTAAAGAACCTCGAAAAGGGGAAAGCCCATGAAGAAGGCCATGCTGTTTCAATCACTGATTTACGTGGGTCTGGTAGCCAGCGTCAACTCTCTGATACAATCATTGCCCTTGAGCGTGACCAACAAGGTGATTGCCCTAACCGCGTACTCGTTCGTGTGCTTAAGTGTCGTTTTACTGGCAATACGGGCGTGGTCGGGTTCATGGAGTACAACAAGGCCACGGGCTGGCTTGAACCGTCTAGCTACACTGGCGGGGAAGGAAAGACTGATAAAAGCTCGTCTGGCACTAGTGGAGGCTGGACGAAAGAGGATGGAAAGCCCTCTAAGCAAGACCGAATCGGAGACTTCTGATTACAAGTCGTTCGATGAATGGCAACAACTTAATGAGGCTGATAAGGCCAGTAACCAATAATAGGAGGTTCAAAATGTTTAAACTCGTATCCGCTCTCGGTAAACTGGTAGTATCCCTGTACACTCGTGAAGCACGTCGCCAGCTGACCATCAGCAAGGCTGAAGCCAAGCGCAAGGCCCGTCTGACAGCTGAAGCATTTGAGGCCCAACAGGCTTCCTTTGAGGCCGCTGACCGTGCAGCACAGCTGTCCGCTAAGTCCATCAAGCTGAAGGAGATCTTCTAATATGACTAAGTTCCCCGGTAACACTATCCAACTGTCCGACACCACTGACCAATGGTCCCGTAAAGTTCACGTCAATGTGCGTAACGATAAGGTCACTCTGGTTTACCGCTGGAAGTCCCGTAGCGACTCACGTAACCACACTCAGCGTATCACACTGAACGATGACCAAGTGGCCCGCCTGCTGGCTTCCGTAATGGTTGCCTCAGTGGTAGTCGTGGAGAAGACTGGTAAGGGTGAGGAACTGATGCGTGCACTGACTAACCACACTGAGGTCTTGTGTAACCGCTCAAGTCTTAAAGCTGTCCAGTAAGTGATAAACTCAAGGTCTCCTTAGTGAGGCCTTTATGATTATCATTTCAACTAACCTAAGGAGGTCTATACATGGCTAAGTCCGTGGACATTCAGAAACAAATCGATGAGCTTCAGGCTCAATTGGTTATCGTTAAGGCTGAAGAGTCAGCTGTAAAGGGCCACTTAGCGATTGGCTATCTGGAAGCTGAAGGTGCGGTGTACGTGAACAACAGGTGGGAGTGGCGTAACGTTGATGGTTGCTTGTACTACTGCCCAACCTCGCGATACATCTATTTGAACAAGTCAGGTGAGCTGAAGCTGGTCCGTAAGCTGACTCCACGTGGCGTTGAGATTAGCAATCGCACCTCAACGATGGCACGATGGGATAACATTCAGTTGGCTACAGCGGAGCAAATCGCCCATATCATGACCTACTAAGGAGGTGACCAATGTTAGTAACAGACATTGAAGCTAATGGCCTCTTAGAGAAAGTCACTCAGTTCCACTGTGGGGTCATCTATGATTATCGTACTGACACCTATACGAACTACCGACCGTGGGACTTCAAGGCTTACCTTGAGGCTCTCAATGCTGAGGTGGCCCGTGGTGGCCTGATTGTGTTCCATAATGGTCACAACTATGACTCCCCAGCGCTCACAAAGTTAGCCAAGCTGCAACTTGATGTGGACTTCCAGCTTCCTAAAGAGAACGTCTTGGACACGCTGGTCCTCTCACGGTTGCTTCACGCTAACCTTAAGGATACCGACATGGGCCTCCTGCGTTCCGGTAAGTTACCCGGTAGACGCTTCGGGTCCCACGCTCTGGAAGCTTGGGGTTATCGCTTAGGCGAGATGAAGGGTGAGTATAAGGACGACTTTAAGGCGCTGCTTATTGAGCAGGGTGAAGAGTACACTGATGGTCTCGAATGGGTCGCCTTCAATGAACCCATGATGGACTATAACGTGCAAGACGTTGTGGTGACCCGTAAGTTCCTTGAGATGCTCTTAACGAACCGTGACTACTTCCCGAACGATGATGCCTGCGTGATGACCTATGAGGGTTACACTCAGATATTCGCATCGAGATTCTGGGAGTGCTGCGGAGAGTCCGTTAAGATTGAGCATGACGCCGCTTGGCTGCTCTCAAAGATGGAACGTAATGGTTTCCCGTTTGATGAGAAGTCAATCGCTAATGCCTACATTGAGTGGGCCGCTGTGCGCTCTCAGTTAACCCAGAAGCTCATTGAGACCTTTGGTGACTGGTATCAGCACAAGGGTGGTAAGGCTGTGTTCATTGCGCCTAAATCTGGTAGACCCCTACCGCACTACCCAAGGGTCATCTATCCGAAGCAAGGCGGTATCTATCTGAAGCCTAAGAACAAAGCTCAACGTGAGGATATCACTCTTTGTGACCTCGATAAGCGTGAGTATTGCGAAGGCGCTCCATACACTCCAGTGACCCACATCGTGTTCAATCCGGGGTCTCGTGACCACATCCTAAGGAAGCTCTTAGAGGCTGGCTGGGAACCAACGGAGAAGACTGATAGTGGCGGCTGGAAGGTTGATGAAGAGGTCTTGAAGGACGTTAAGGTTGATGACCCTGTTAAACAGGCGTCTATTAAACTTATCCTTGACTACCTGACCATTCAGAAGCGTATAGGCCAAGCCGTAGAAGGTGATAAGGCGTGGATGCGTTATGTGCGTGCTGATGGGAAAGTGCATGGCTCGGTTAATCCGAACGGTGCGGTAACGGGTCGAGCTACTCACAGTCATCCTAACATGGGCCAAGTACCATCCGGTCATGCACCTTATGGGGATGTCTGCCGAGCAGCATTCGGCGCTGAACACCATCTCGATGGACTCACGGGCAAGCCTTGGATTCAGGCGGGTATAGATGCGAGCGGCCTTGAGCTGCGCTGTCTGGCCCACTTTATGAGTCGATTCGATGACGGAAAGTACGCTGATGTTATCCTTAATGGTGACATTCACTGGACTAACGCTATCGCTGCGGACCTCGCTGAAGATGTCCCTCGTGATAAGTCAAGCGCTATTCATGATGGTTGGCGAGATAACGCTAAGACGTTTAACACAATGGGCGTCTATAAACCTATCTAATTCGGTGGACATCTTAATGAGATAATACCGAGCTAAGTGATAAGCAGTGGCCTTTAACTAAGGAGGTCACTATGTATTCTTTAGACCATAACAAACCTAAGGCTCAACAGACAGCCACTCCTGAGGCATACCCACAAGGTCACTTCAAGGACAAGCCGTGCCGTTGTTGTTCCAAACTGTTCTCACCCAAGGCTCCCTCAGAGTTGTACTGTGACGATATCTGCAAGTCGCGGGGTATCCAAACAGCATACCTGAAGAGAAACTATGGGATAACTCTTGACACCTACGAGGTGATGCTCACTGAGCAGGACCACAAGTGTAAGATATGCGGTGGTGAGGGCTTCATTATGAACCCAAATCGTCACAAGCTGAAACTGGTGGTGGACCATTGCCACACTACAGGTAAGGTTAGAGGTCTATTGTGTCACAATTGCAATCGTGCATTAGGATTACTTCAGGATTCTGAAGAGTCCTTGCGAGCTGCCATTGCTTATCTAAATGTGTAACGACTAGTCGAAAGACGTAGGCCCAAGCGGGTCGAAACGGTAGGGACCTTCGGGTCAATATATAGTCTGCTCTTAATGGCGACATTAAGCAGTTCATAAGAGAACGGGCCAAGCGTAGCGAACTTGGTCGAACATTAAGGTATATACGGGTTCCTCTATGGGGCTGGCGATGAGAAGACTGGACGCATCGTTAATGGCGACAAGAAGGAGGGTAAACGCCTTAAGACCAAGTTCCTTGAGAACACCCCGGCGATTGCAGCCTTGCGTGAGTCAATACAAAACACGCTGGTCTCAGACTCTAAGTGGGTTGCTGGTGAGCAAAGGGTAACATGGAAGCGCCGATGGATTCGTGGCTTGGATGGTCGTAAAGTCCACGTCAGGTCACCTCACGCTGCTCTTAACACGCTCCTTCAGTCCGCTGGTGCGTTAATCTGCAAGCTGTGGATTATCAAGACCGAGGAGTTGCTCTTAGAGCGTGGCTTAAGGCACGGCTGGGAGGGTGACTTTGCCTACATGGCGTGGGTCCACGATGAAATACAGGTTGCCTGCCGTACCACAGAGATTGCTGAGGAGGTCGTTAAGGTTGCTCAGGAAGCTATGCGCTGGGTCGGTGACCATTGGGCCTTTAAGTGTCGATTAGATACTGAAGGTAAACTCGGAGCTAACTGGAAGGAGTGTCACTAATGGGTCATTATGATTTCTATTATGAGGAACGAGCAGAGGCTGAGCGTGAACGCGTTCGGCTTCTTCAGGAGCGCTGCAAACACTCATGGGTCCCTTATGCTTGCACGTTGCAGGGTAAGGTGACCAAAGTGGAGTGTCGTTATTGTAATTTGGTTAAATCAACACAACAGGAGGGTTAACATATGGCTAAAACTTTTAATGTGGCTTTCAGTGGGAGCTTTAAGGTAGTGCTGGATAGTGAGACTGTGGAGCATCTGGATGAGACCTTCGTGAGCTACGCTAAACGCTACCATGCAGACCCGTTTGCCCTAACTGGTGCTGAGCGTCATGTACTGTGCGTGGCCCTCTCAGAAGGCCCTGACGAGGCTGCTAAGGCACTCATCTCGATTGGCTTGAAGAGTGCTCTTAAAGAGTCCCTACTGGAAGATGGCGCAGTCCGTAAGGTTGCCCCTATTCAGGTGCGTGTCAATGGGTGATTACTTGAAGGTCCTAGCGACCATAAAGTCCTGCCCTAAGAGCTTTCAGTCCAACTACGTGCGCAACAATGCGAGTCTCGTAGCTGAGGCTGCTAGCCGTGGGCACATCTCAAGTCTCACCACAAGTGGGCGTAATGCTGGGTGTTGGGAGGTAACAGCTTGTGGCGCTACCTTCCTGAATGAAATGGGAGGTTGCCTATGATTTTCAGTAAGGAGTTCAAGAGTTATTTCGAGGATGCGTCTGAAGTGGAGGTCGGTGATTTCCGTAAGCATGATGCCTGCTTTGCAACTCGTGAGCTGGTCATTGATGCGGAGGTCATCGCAGCGTTCCCTGAGCTGGCCCTGTATGCTGGTCATATAGCGAGTCAGGAGGGGACTCAGAGCTACAGTTACGGCTGGGAATCCTATGATGACATTAAGCTATTCAAGCTGGTCTCTAAGGAAACCCAACAGGCGCAGGACTTCTGGCGTCTTATGGACCACTTGAACTCTGAGGATAACGACATGGCCCATAAGTTCAACCGAAAGTATCACCCTGAGCGCATTGTGCGTGAGGAGGTCACTACAGGGATTCTACCAACTATCGTAGCGATGGCTAAGGCAGGCAGTTATGAGTGAGCCGTTAAGCCTCTTAGGGCTATCTGATAAGCTGGCGGGTGGTGACCATAAAGGTATCCTCGTGATGGATGGTGACTGGATGGTCTTTCAGGCGATGAGTGCGGCTGAGTTCGACGCTAGCTGGGAAGAGGAAATCTGGCATCGTTGCTGTGACCACGCGAAAGCCTATGAGATTCTCGAATACACCATCAATGCGTATCGCTCAAAGAAACCTGCATGGCGCAACGCTCCGGTGGTCTTGGCGTTCACTGATAAGATCAACTGGCGTAAAGAGCTGGTTGACCCTACCTATAAGGAGAACCGAAAGGCCACGAAGAAACCTGTGGGCTACTTTGAGTTCCTCGCTGGGGTATTCAGTGATGACCGCTACCTGTGCGTGCTGGAGTCGATGCTGGAAGGTGATGACTGTATGGGCATCATTGGGTCTAACCCGTCAGCGTTCAGCGCACGTAAAGCTGTCCTCGTGAGCTGCGATAAGGACTTCAAGACGATTCCTGATTGTGACTTCTTGTGGTGTACGACTGGTGAGATTCTCCAGCAGACCCATGAGACAGCTGACTACTGGCATCACTTCCAGATGATCAAAGGTGATATCACCGATGGTTACTCAGGGATTCCGGGTTGGGGTGAAGACTCTGTGACTGAGTTCCTCAAGGAGCCCTTCATTGTGGAGCCTGTAACGTCCATCCTGAAGTCCGGCAAGAACAAAGGGCAAGAGGTCACCAAGTGGGTTAAACGCGAGCGTGACCCTTCTGAGACCCTTTGGGACTGCATTGTGAGTATCGGAGCGAAAGCCGGGATGAGTCCTGAAGATATCATTAAGCAGGGACAGATGGCGCGTATCCTCCGCTACACTGACTATGACATTGAAACCAAGGAGATTACCCTATGGCAACCTATGGACCCATCATAGCATCTATCGTACTGTTCGGCTGCATTGGTCGGGCATTATGGATGCTAGTTGGCATTGGCTTAACAATCGCTGATGACCGTAAGCACAACCTGAAGAAATAACCTAAGGAGCCTTTCTGATAGCGTCGAGATATTAACGACTCACTATTAGGAAGACTCCTTGTGATTCTTTCTCCCTTGCGTTCCCTCCCTAAGGCCCTTAAGTCACCTTTAAGGTAACACCCTTAAGTTATCCACAGGAGAGAACATACTTATCAACATATCCACAATCATATCTTAAGGAGACCTTTATGCTCAAACCTATAGAGCACGTATTGAAGCACCCTAATGATATTCCTGATGTGCCTAGAGTCGTCAAAGAGTATCTTCAGTCTCGCTTCAATTATTCATTCTTATCAGAACAACTACTCCCTGAGCTTAAAGCAGCTGGTCACTCCGAAGCGTACATCGCTGGGGTCATCGCTGGGTTTAACGAAGCCTCACGGGTCATTGATGAGATGGAGGCACGTAAGGCTCACCTTATGGATGAAGACTAAGGAGGTCTAAATGTGCTTCTCTCCGAAAGTAAAGACTCCTCAGATTGACACTAACGCCGTTAAAGCTATTGACCCGGCCCCACTCACAGAGGAACCTAAAGGTGTCCTGTTCGGTGGTCAGGAAGATAGCAACACGTCCTCCTCAGAGGTAGGCACAGGGTCATCCAAGGATGCCGCTAAGGTGAGCTTAACGACTCCCAAGGCAACAACGACTTCGCCTAAGGCTAACTCAGGCGTCAAGAAGTCCATCACTAACAAAGCCTTTGGGCGATAACATAAGGAGACTCATTATGGGATTCGGTAAAGCGTTCAAGAAGGCGTTTAAGTCTGTGACCAGTGTAGTAACAAAACCAGCTGCACAGGCATTAGGTGCTGTAGGTATCGGTCAAGCAGGCGCAACAGCGGTGGAGTCACAGGCTCCAGCAGCGGTAGCTCCAGCAGCTATCGTAGAGACTCCTAAGGATGCCTCAAGCGATGTGAGCGATGATTCTCAGACTGAAGCAGGCCGTAAGAAGGCACGAGCTGGCGGTAAGAAATCATTAAGTGTTGCCCGTGCTGCGGGTAATGGTCTCAACGTTTAACGCAAGGAGGTGACCTATGGCTACCACTACGCGTACTGGTTTTGGTGAAGAAGGAGCTAAGCAAACATACGATAAACTGAAGAACGACAGGCAACCATATGAGACCCGTGCAGAGAACTGTGCGACCTATACGATTCCCTCGTTGTTCCCTAAAGACTCCGATAATGCCTCAACAGACTACACGACTCCGTGGCAAGCTGTAGGCGCTCGCGGTCTCAACAACTTGGCCTCTAAGCTGATGCTGGCACTATTCCCGATGCAAACGTGGATGAAGCTGACCATTAGTGAATTCGAAGCTAAGAACCTTGTAGGAGACAATGAGGGTCTTGCTAAGGTCGATGAGGGTCTGTCAATGGTCGAACGGATTATCATGAACTACATTGAATCCAATAGCTACCGTGTCACCATCTTTGAGTGCATGAAGCAATTGGTAGTAGCTGGTAATGCTCTATTGTATCTCCCGGCTCCCGGTGAGAACTCAACGACCAAGTACAACCCAATGAAACTCTACAGGCTCTCATCCTACGTGGTCCAGCGTGATGCTTATGGTAACGTATTGCAGATTGTGACCCGCGACCGGATAGCTTTCGGAGCACTTCCAGAGGACGTTCGGACAACCGTTCAATCCGCAGGTGGTGATAAGAAACCTGATGAGATCGTTGAGGTCTACACTCACGTTTACCTTGATGAGGAGACCGGAGAGTACCTGAAGTATGAGGAAGTAGAGGAGCAAGAGATCGATGGGACAGATGCACAGTTCCCGGTAGACGCCTGCCCGTACATCCCTGTGCGCATGGTGCGTATCGATGGGGAGTCTTATGGTCGCTCGTATACTGAAGAGTATCTCGGTGACCTGCGCTCCTTAGAGAATCTCCAAGAGGCCATCGTTAAGATGTCCATGATATCTGCTAAGGTCCTCGGATTGGTCAACCCAGCTGGCATTACGCAGCCTCGAAGACTCACCAAGGCAGCTACAGGTGACTTCGTACCGGGTCGTAAAGCTGACATTGAGTGGCTGCAATTAGAGAAATCGGCAGACTTCAGCGTAGCCAAGTCGGTCTCAGACCAGATTGAAGCGCGCTTATCGTTCGCCTTTATGCTCAACTCTGCGGTCCAGCGAACGGGTGAACGTGTGACAGCCGAAGAGATTCGCTATGTTGCATCGGAGCTTGAGGATACCTTAGGCGGGGTCTATTCGATTCTGTCTCAGGAACTCCAATTGCCACTCGTTAGGATTCTCCTTAAGCAGCTACAGGCGACCCAACAGATTCCTGACTTACCTCAGGAGGCCGTTGAGCCAACCATTAGCACAGGCTTAGAGGCAATCGGGCGTGGTCAAGACCTCGATAAGCTGCAACGTTGTATCGCTGCATGGGCGCAACTGGCACCTATGGCACAAGACCCTGACATCAACCTAACGACAATTAAGCTGCGTATCGCGAATGCTATTGGCATCGATACAGCTGGCCTCCTATTGACGGAAGACCAGAAGAACCAGCTTATGAGTCGCAAAGCCGCTGAACAAGCTGCTATGACAGGTGGTGCAGCAATGGGTCAAGGTATGGCACAACAGGCCACAGCGTCACCTGAGGCTATGCAACAGGCGGCTAACTCAGTGGGTCTTCAGGCCAACACTTAATAACAACTCACTATTAGAGGATACATTTCGTGTCCTCATCAACTCTTAAGGAGAACATTAATTTATGTCACAAGAATCTAATGCTGACGTTTATACGTCATTCGGTGCCAACCCAGCGGTATTGACTGGTAGTTCTCCTCAGGAGCACGCACAGAACATGCTGGCTCTGGATGTCTCTGCCCGCGATGGTGATGATGCAATCACTATTGTCGAACAGGAGGATGATATCTATGGTGGTCACAAAGACCCTTATGAGGACCCTGACGCTCCTGATGATGGTTTCATGCAGATTCGTATCGGCAATGATGACCCGCAGGATACCCTTGAAGTTGGCGCTGACGGCGAAGTCAACGAAGGTGAAGCTGAAGAGTTCAAACCTCTCGGTGAAACCCCAAGTGACCTTACGACCGCAGCAGATCAAATCTCTCAGCACGCTGAAGGTTTCCAAACGATGGTGGACCAAGCCGCCGAACGTGGTCTGGTAGCTGACTCTATTGTGCGTATTCAGTCAGAATATGAGGGAGATGGCATCTCCGAGCAATCCTATGGAGAGCTTGAGGCTGCTGGTTACTCTCGTGCGTTCGTGGACTCTTACATCCGGGGACAAGAAGCACTAGTTGATTCCTATGTGAGTCAAGTAGTGGCCTTCGCGGGTGGTCAAGAACGCTTCTCGACTCTGCACGCACACCTTACCGCTACTAACCCTGATGCCGCTCAGACCCTTGAGACCGCTTTAGGTAACCGCGATATGGGTACGCTGAAAGCCATCATCAATCTGGCAGGCCAAAGCTTCAACACGAAGTTCGGTAAGCCAGCCACTCGCTCGGTAACTCAACGCGCTATCCCAGTGGCCCCTCAAGGGTCTAAAGGCAAATCTGAAGGTTATACCAGTCAGGCGGAAATGATGAAAGACATGAACGACCCACGCTATCGGACTGACTCTAAGTTCAGAGCTTCAGTCGAAAGTAAAGTTATTCATGCATCGTTTTAATAACGACTCACTATTAGAGGGACACCAATAGACTCTTAAGGTTTATTTCAAGGTTCCCTCACATCCAACTCAATTTAATATAAGGAGAAACATTCTATGGCGAATATGCAAGGTGGTCAACAACTAGGTCTGAATCAAGGTAAAGGTCAATCAGCAACTGATAAACTGGCGATGTTCCTGAAGGTCTTCGGTGGTGAAGTCCTGACAGCGTTCAGCCGCACTTCGGTAACCATGAACCGCCATATGATTCGCTCTATTGCGTCCGGTAAGTCTGCACAGTTCCCTGTATTGGGTCGTACCAAAGCTGCTTACCTGCAACAGGGTGAGTCTCTGGATGACAAACGTAAAGACATTAAGTCTACCGAGAAAGTCATCAACATTGATGGCCTGCTGACGGCTGACGTATTGATTTACGATATCGAAGACGCAATGAACCATTATGATGTCCGCGCTGAGTTTACCGCACAGTTGGGTGAATCTCTGGCTATGGCAGCTGATGGTGCGGTACTGGCTGAATTGGCGGCTCTGGTTAACCTGCCAGCTGCAACTGATGAGAACATTGCGGGTCTTGGTAAGCCGTCTGTGCTGCAAGTTGGCACCGCTGCTTCTCTGGACACCCCGACCAAAATGGGTATCGCTATCATTGCCCAGCTGACCATCGCTCGTGCGGCCTTGACGAAGAACTACGTTCCGGTAACTGACCGTGTGTTCTATACGACTCCAGATAACTACTCTGCGATTCTGGCTGCTCTGATGCCTAACGCTGCGAACTATGCGGCTCTGATCGACCCTGAGCGTGGTTCTATCCGTAACGTTATGGGCTTCGAAGTTGTTGAAGTTCCGCACCTGACCGCTGGTGGCGCTGGTGACAACCGTCCTGATGAAGGCACGGCTCCAACCAACCAGAAGCACTCCTTCCCGGAAACTGGCGGTAACGTCAATCTGGCGAACGTTGTGGGTATCTTCCAGCACCGCTCCGCAGTTGGTACGGTTAAGCTGAAAGACTTGGCGCTGGAGCGTGCTCGTCGTCCAGAGTATCAGGCTGACCAGATCATCGCTAAGTATGCTATGGGTCATGGTGGCCTGCGTCCTGAAGCGTCTGGCGCACTGGTTTTAACGGTAGCTTAAGCCCCCTCGTAGCGGCTATGAGTGTAGAGACCGAGACTCCTGAAGAGACCTTAACGCCTCAACAGAAAGCCGCTATCACACGCGCACGCAACAAGGCGCTTAAGCAGGAATCCGAGTAACCATTAGCCAAACCCCTTAGGGACCCTTAACGGTCTTTGAGGGGTTTTTTTGGCGCGATAGGAGGTAACCAAATGCGTTCCATTGAGATGAGCGTTGAGAGCGGCGAAGAGTTATCCGCAGTCAACGATATATTGGCAGCTATAGGCGAGCCACCAGTTTCAACCTTAGAGGGAGACTCAAACGCTGACGTGGCGAATGCTCGTCGTATCCTCAACAAGGTCAATCGGCAGGTCCAATCGAAAGGCTGGACGTTCAACATTGAGGAGAGCGTAGCATTGCAGCCAGACGTGTTCTCTAACCTCATTACCTATGCTGATGACTATCTGTCCATGTTGTCCTCAGGGCAAGCCTCAACGTATATCAATCGTGGTGGTTACGTCTACGACAGGACCAACAAGACAGACCAGTTTACGTCAGCTATCACGGTCAACTTGATTCGACTCAGAGAGTTCAATGAGATGCCTGAATGCTTCCGCAACTGGATTGTCACAAGTGCAGCCCGGCAGTTCAACTCACGATTCTTTGGTGCTCCAGAGATTGATGGAGTCCTGCAAGAGGAAGAGGCTGAGGCACGCCAGACATGCTTTGAGTATGAGATGGACTTCGGCGTCTATAACATGCTGGATGGTGATTCATTCGTTCAGGGTCTTCTGACTCGTTAATAACAACTAAAGGAGGTGACCAAGTGGCACTTATCAGTCAAAGCATTAAGAACCTCAAAGGAGGCATTAGCCAGCAGCCAGATATCCTAAGGTTCGCTGAGCAGGGAGCAGAACAGGTTAACGCTTGGTCATCTGAAACAGAGGGACTCCAGAAGCGTCCACCACTGCTCTTTACGAAAGCTATAGGGAACGCTACAGCCCTCGGGACGGCACCTTATGTCCACCTAATTAACCGCGATGAGTTCGAGCAGTATTTCGCAGTGTTCACAGGTACAGACGTAAAGGTCATCGGGATGGATGGCACGCAGTACACGGTGAGAGGTAGTCGTGAGTATATCACCACAGCGAAGCCCCGAGAGGACCTAAGGATGATTACGGTAGCTGACTACACGTTCATAATTAACCGCACAGTGACCGTTAAGGCGGGCACAGCGCTGTCCAACGGTGGAACCTTCAGAGAGAAGGGTGATGCTCTCGTTAACGTGCGTGGCGGTCAATATGGACGCACTCTGGTTCTAACCATTAATGGGACCGAAGCGGCGAAGTATGAGATTCCTGATGGGAGTCAGCCAGCACACGTTAAGAATACTGATGCGCAATTCCTTGCTGAGGAACTCGCTAAGCAGGCGCGTCTGGTGTTCCCTACGTGGACCTTTACGGTAGGCCAAGGGTACATCCATATCATCGCCCCAGCCAACGTAACGATCGATTCTCTGGTGACCAAGGATGGCTATAGTGACCAGCTGATTAACCCGGTGACTCACTTTGCGCAGACCTTTGCGAGACTCCCGTTGAATGCTCCAGATAACTACATGGTCAAGATTGTAGGTGATACCTCACGGACAGCTGACCAGTATTTCGTGGTCTATGATGCAACTCGTAAGGTCTGGCGTGAAACTGTAGGTTGGAATGAGCTGGTTGATTGGACCGACACCACAATGCCTTGGACCCTCATAAGGGCAGCTGATGGGCAGTTCGACCTGAAGACTCAGGACTGGACTAACCGTAAATCAGGTGATGATGATACAAACCCATACCCATCTTTAGTGGACTCACAGATTAACGATGTGTTCTTCTTCAGGAACCGTTTAGGTTTCCTCACAGGTGAGAACATCGTGATGTCACGTACCGCTCGTTACTTCGACTTCTTCCCGGCTAGCGTAGCGAACCTGAGTGATGATGACCCGATTGACGTAGCTGTAAGTCACAACCGAGTGAGTACCTTAAAGTACGCTGTACCGTTCACTGAGGAGTTGCTGCTATGGTCTGACGAAGCACAGTTCGTATTGGGAGCCTCAGGGGTCCTAACAAGCCGTTCGGTTGAACTTAACCTGACCACTCAGTTTGACGTTCAGGACTTAGCGAGACCCTATGGAATCGGTCGGCATATCTACTTTGCCAGCCCACGGGCGACCTTTAGTGCCATCAATCGATACTATGCGGTTCAGGATGTGACCCGAGTGAAATCCTCAGAGGATGCTACCGCCCACGTCCCGAGCTACATCCCAAACGGGGTCTTCAGTATCCACGGGTCCAGCACTGAGAATTACGCAGCAGTGTTATCGTCAGGTGCACCAAGTAAAGTCTTCATCTATAAGTTCCTCTACATTGAAGAGCAAGTGAGGCAGCAATCATGGTCTCATTGGGACTTTGGTGACAACGTGACTATCTATGCAGCAACTGCGATTGGCTCTCAGATGTTCCTATTGATGTCTAATGGTGCCGCTACATGGCTCGGACAGGTCAGTTTTACGAAGGATACAGTAGACATTGAGAGTGAGCCTTATCGAATCTACCTTGACAATAAAGTTGAGTATCAGATTCCAGCGACTAGCTATAACATTGATACCAACCTGACGACCATCGACATTCGACAGGTCTATGGTATGGCTAGCTCTAAGGGCACTATAAGCATCGTTGAGATGGATGGGCGCATCAGTGTTATCCCTGAGCCTACAGGAACGTGGGTACTGAATCCACTAATTGAACTACCGGGAGACCTGAGTACACAAGTTGTCTTCGTAGGGTTCAACATCCCGTTCGTCTATGAGTTCTCTAAGTTCCTCATTAAGAAGACCGCCGACGACGGGTCTAGTGCGACTGAGGACATTGGGCGCTTGCAGCTTCGTCGAGCATGGCTGAATTACGAGGAGTCAGGAGCCTTTACGATTCAAGTAGAGAACCAGAGTCGAACATTTCAGTATGAGATGGCGGGTGGTCGGTTAGGCTCTAACTTACTCCGTGTAGGCAGACTGAATGTAGGGACTGGTCAGTATAAGTTCCCTGTAACAGGTAACGCCGTGTTCAACACTGTGCGAATCGTTAGTGACACCACGACTCCGCTGAATGTCATTGGCTGTGGCTGGGAAGGTAACTACATCAGGCGCTCTAGCGGTATCTAATTGATTTATAACAGGTTGGGTTAGTAGTGTAATAACGACTCACTATTAGCCCAACTTAACGACTACGGGAGGTTTTCGTAATGCTAATTCGCCCATCATCACAGGTAGACATTTATAACTTTAAGCCTCATAAGGATGACCTTAATGAAGCATTGGCAGCAGGCCATGAGCCTAGCTTTCCGAACCCTCAAGATTGCGTATCGCTAGTCCATGAGGGAACGGTTTTAGCCATCGGTGGGAACCATGAGGACCAAGTGTGGTTCGTGACAAGTCACCTAGTGGACTCCTTAACGACCTCTGAAAGATCTCGCTTCAGGAAGCTAATCGTGGCCTACAGGGACATTATGTTAGACTCATACCCGGTCCTGTGGAATTACGTGTGGATAGGCAATAAGTCTCACATAAGATTCTTGAAGACCATCGGCGCAGAGTTCCATAAGGAGTATTCCATGAATGGTCTATTCCAACTATTCACTATAACCAAATAGGAGGTAAATTCTATGTGCTGGATGGTCGCTATCCCGATCGCTATGATGGCTGTAAGCGCCATTAGTGGTAACCAACAACAAGCCAAGGCAATTGGTCAAGCTAACACCCAAAGCCGTCAACAGGCTATCGAGATGCTCAAGCAGTCTAACATTCAGAATGCTGATGCCAAGTTAGAACAGAAGCAGCAGCTTGAAGAAGCTAGCTCTGAGCTGACCTCACAGAACATGCAGAAGGTCCAAGCATTAGGGACCATTAGAGCAGCTATCGGTGAGAGCATGTTGAGTGGTAAATCGTTTGACCGAGTGGCTAACATTGAGGAAGGTAAGTTCACACGAGAGGCTAACATGGTCACAGACAATTATCGTCGAGACTATGCGAACCTCTTTGCCCAACAGGTAGGCAACACTCAGTCAACAGCAGGTAAGATTAAGCTGATGCAGCAGGGTGAAGGTAAGATGAAATCTGGTCTACAACAGGTGCTCGACCCGCTATCTTTGGCTACATCCTCAACGGCTAACGCTTACATGAACGGAGCGTTCGACTCTAAGACTCCAGCAGCAGGGAAGTCAGGAGGAGCGTCTATCAGTGCCGCTAAAGGCACATCACTACCGTCTGGTATCCAAGGAGGTAAATAACTATGGCTTCACTTAATGACTCCCTTAGCGGTCTACCTCAGCCCGGTCAGAGCCGCCTACGTGGTGCCCCTGTAAAGATGAACTATCAGATGGGACAGGTCCAGCAACAGGGTCCTCGACCATCATGGGTAGACACCTTAGGGAACTTTGCGAAAGCTGGAGCTGACGTTGTGGCGTCTGTGGATACTAAGCGCAAGCAGGAGGCCGATGAGCGCTCCAATGAGATTATCCGTAAGCTGACCCCTGAGCAGCGTAGAGAGGCCCTGAACAACGGTACGCTTCTCTATCAGGATGATCCTTATGCGATGGAACAGTTACGCATGAAGACGGGCCGTAATGCGGCCTTTAAGATTGACGATGACGTTGCCACCAAGATTAAGGAAGGTCAGTTCAGGACTCGTGAGGAGATGGAGCAGTATCGCCATGAAGCCCTCACAAAAGGGTCTAAAGAGATGGCTGACCAGTTTGGCTTAGTGGAGGCTGACCCTGATTACCAACGTGGATTCAATGCAAACATCACGGACCGTAACATTAGCCTGTACAATGCCCACGATGTGTTCCTGAGTGACCAAGCGCAGAAGGGTGCCATCCTGAATTCTAAGGTGGAACTCAATAGCGTCCTTCAGGACAGCTCATTGTTGGCACGTCCAGAGTCCGGCGACTTCTTCAGTAAATACATCGACAACGGTCTGGTGACTGGTAGCATTCCTAGTGATGCACAAGCAGCCCAAATCATCACAGGGTCACTCAATGATGTCGTTCAGCGGCCCGGTAGTACAGCATTCCTACAAGGCTTAGAGAATCGTGAGGTTACACTAAACGGTGCTAAGACAACCTATCGTGACCTTATGGGTGATGAGCAGTGGAATGCACTGATGGTCAAGGCACAGCACGCGCAGTTCCAGAATGACGCTAAGCTGACTGAAGGGTTCCGCTTAGGCATCTCATCGGCAACTAATCAGGCTGACGCTACGACTGGTTGGGAGATGCTTCAAGGTCTTAAAGCTGACCTCGATAAGCGCCAACCGGGTGACCAAATGACCCCTGAGCGTGAGATGCTTATTCAAGCCCAAACGAGTATGCAAGACAGATTCCGTCAGGAGTCCGGTGCGCTCGCTAAGGAAATGGACAAGCAGTCTAAGACCCTCAACAAGCAGCAGGTTATAGACGCGCAATTCACCAAGCGCCTCAATGGTCAGTATGTCTCTACGAATTACAAGGACATGCCATCCAATGAAGCAACAGGTGAATTCACGCATAGTGATATGGTCAACTATGCCAACTCCAAGCTAGCTCAGATCGAGGCTATGGACATGTCGGAGCAGCAGAAAGATAAGATGAAGATCGATTATCTCAGAGCTGACAATAAGGATGGAGCGTTCAGGACAGCGGTAGGTGAGCTAGTCACTGATGCAGGTCAAGAGTGGTCCGCTGCGGTTATCAATGGCACTAAGCTAGCCTCAACACCCGCGATTGACTCCTTAAGACGCTTACGGAATAGCGACCCGAACCTCGTGGCTGCACTCTATCCTGATAAGGCTGAGCTGTTCCTAACGATGGATATGATGGACAAGCAAGGCATCGACCCGCAGGTCCTTATCGACTCTGACCGGGCATCCCGGAGTAAGACCAAAGAGATGCAGTATGAGGATGATAAGGAATGGGCAACCCTGAAGAATAACTCAGAGAGTCCTGAGCTGAAGTACATGCCAGCCTCACTTGATGGCTACGGTCGGAAGATTTACGATTCCGTTAAGTACCGCACAGGGTCTACCGAGATGGCAAGCCAGCAGGTCGATAAGTTCCTCAAGGAGTCTACCACCACGTTCACCTCGGACGATGTTGATGGTAAGTCGATTGGTATCATCCCTAAGAATGTCCTGACGGTCACTGATGACCCCACCAGCTGGAAGCAGGGCAAGGATATCTTAGAGCAGGCTAAAGCAGGCATCATCAAGGCGAACCCTTGGGTGACCAACAGCCAGCTGACGATGTACCAGCAAGGCGACTCAATCTGGCTTATGGACACTACTGGTCAGATTCGAATCCGCTATGACCAAGATCTACTCCGCCGTGAGTATGCTAACACTATGGCTAAGCAGGACGCAGCAGCCAAAGAGAAGGCACTCGAAGAGGCAACTAAACGTGCGCCAATTGCAGCAGTCAACAAGGTAGCAGCAGAGATAAAATCAGGCAAGCGTAAAGGTGTTGCACAACGTTCCCAAGAGTTCCGTGAAGAACGGCTCGAAGGTAAGAAGCCTAAATGATAACCTAAGGAGGTAACCCATGAGTTATGATAAAACTAAGGCCAGTCAGTTCGATGGTCTTTTCCAGAAAGCGGCAGACACTCATGGTGTTTCCTATGACTTCCTGCGTAAGACTCTGTACAACGAGAGTAGTTTCAATCCTAACGCCAAGTCCAAGACCGGGCCTAAGGGTATCGCTCAGTTCACTACAGGAACCGCAAGAGCCTTGGGCCTCAACGCTCGTGATGCTGGGATTGATGACCCGCTAGATGATCGCTACAACCCTGAGCTGGCTATTGATGCAGCTGCACGGCATATGTCTGACCTAGTGCGCAAGTATGATGGTGATGAACTCAAAGCAGCCCTTGCGTATAACCAAGGCGAAGGCACTAATGGTGCATCTCAGATTGAGGCGTATGAGAATGGAGACTATTCGAAGATATCTCCCGAAGGCCGGAACTATATGCGCAACCTAATGGATGTAGCTAGTAGCCCTCGTAAGGGGTCACTGGAGGCGTTCGGTGGGATTAATCCACCAGCCAGTGGTATCCCTGCAAGCGAGGCATTCAAGGGTCTATCAAAGGCCCCTAAGGTGACTCAGGCGCAGGACTTACCGCAGTCTACAGGAATCAGCTTTGAGGGAGTCCAACAGGCTGAACCTAATGTTCCCTTCACGAAAGACTTCTGGTCTAAGACAGGGACCACGATGGATGAGATGGAGAAGCGTTCGACGTTCTTCGGATTCGGTAGCGCTGTAGAGGCGCAGCTGGATAACTCAGCCTTAGGTGTAGCGGTGCGAGCGGCCCGTGTGGATGATGGTTATGATGTCTTTAAGGACACTATGACCCCAACCAAATGGAACAGCTACACGCCAACTCCTGAGGATATCGAAAAGCTGCGCAACTCTAAGTTGCCTCCAAGTTACTACAACGTGGTGACAGGTGGTAATGGCGAGAATTGGGATGAGCTGATTAAGCTGGCTGAGCGCAACTATGCGACTGACCAGAGAGCAGCTGATGCAGGTATGGGTGCCAAGTTAGCAGCAGGCGTGGTAGGCGCTGGCGTTGACCCGTTAAGCTATGTGCCTCTTGTAGGCATCGCTGGGAAAGGCATCAAGGTGGTAAATAAGGCTCTTATTGTTGGCTCACAGACAGCAGCATTAGGCGTAGCTTCAGAGGCTTTACGTTCCTCGGTGGCAGGTGGTGACGCCCATTATGCAGATGCAGCCTTAGGTGGACTCATCTTCGGCGCAGGCATGTCGGCTGTGACTGATGTTGCCACAGGAGCTTTACGTCGCTCAGGGTCTCCAGAGAGTGAACTTAATGAGTTCGCCGCAAGTGCTCACCGAATGGAAGGTAGAGAGACAGCAATCAATAATGGTTCAGCTGACCCAACCTTAATGAACACTCAGGGTGCAACCTTCACGCAGACCTCAAGTGGCGTACAGGTGACCCAAGTACCTAACCAGCTGGGAGCCGTAGCGTTACCTAATGGTGCCATCCTATCAGGGACCAATCCGACTAACCCTCAGACTATCCAGCAGTTCGCGGCGATAGACCCTGAGCGTGCAGCACCCGGTATCAAGCTTGGAGGCTTCACTGAGATTGGCCTTAAGGTACTCTCATCAGATACGCCTGAAGTTCGGGGCTTAGCGAGTGACTTAGTGCGTAGCCCTACAGGGATGCAAAGTGGGTCTTCAGGTAAGTTCGGTCCGGTTGCTTCAGATATCCATGAGCGCCTTCACGCTACAGACCAGCGAACCTATAACCAGCTGTATGATGCAGCGCGTATTGCTATGGATGACCCGAAGTATACCTTAGGTGCTATGCGCATGAGTCGTGAGGAAATCAAGCAGGATGTCTTTAAGACCGCTGCGTTAGCTATTGAGAACCCATCGCTTCAAGCCAACTTGTCGAAAGCTGAGCGTGACGTTATGGGTATCATTAAGGCGCACTTCGACACCAAGCGTGAGCTAATGGAGAACCCGGCAGCGTTCGGCGATGGGAGAGCTGTGAGCATCTTCCCTGATAGTCGCCATAAAGGGACCTATGTACCTAACGTTTATGACCGCTCTTCAAAGGTCCTTAACGTGCGACAGTGGGGCGCTGATGGTCTTCAGGAGATGATATCGAAGTCGTGGCTATCCAGCTATCACCTGCGGCCTGCAACTAAGGCTCGTGTGGATGACTATCTGGCTGAGCTTAACGGCCTAGCGAGTCCTAAGGATGTGACGCCAGAGATGGTCGTTAAGCATTCTATGGATAAGGCTTATGGTATCTCCCACACTGACGACTTCACGTCTTCATCGGTCATTGATGACAATATCACTGGTCTGGTCGGTATTGAAAACAACAGCTTCCTTGAGGCTCGTAACTTGTTCGACTCCGATGTGCCTATCACGCTACCTAATGGTGAGACCTTCAGTGTTAACGACTTGCGGACCTTCGACATGGGAACCCTAATGCCCGCATATGACCGCCGCGTGAATGGTGACATTGCTATCATGGGTGGAACCGGGAAGACCACAGTGGAACTTAAAGACGCTATCATGGCGCTCGATAAGAAAGCTGAAGGGAACGGCAAGCTGAAGGGTGAAGTAGAAGCACTCAAGGATACCGTGAAGATTCTCACTGGTCGTGCTCGTCGGAATCAGGATGGTGCCTTCGAGACTCTGGCGCGTGGGCTGAATGACCTAACGTTCTTCTCTAAGAACTTCTATATGGGTCCTCAGAACATCACAGAGATTAGCGGGATGGTAGCTAAAGGGAACGTAAGCGCAGTCCTTCATGGGATTCCTGTGGTGCGTGACCTAGCGACCCGTACCTCTCCGGTATCTGCAAGTGAGCTTAAGGATATCCACTCAGCACTCTTCGGGCGTGAGCTTGACGACCTGATTCGACCAAAGCGCATCGATGTAGTCAATCGTCTTCGTGAGGCTTCAGATACAAGCAGCGCTCTTGCTCAGGTCGTAGGAACCTTTAAGTTCGGCACGCAGGAGTTAGCAGCACGCTCCCCGTGGACCAAGACGCTTAACGGGACCGCTAATTACATCCTTGATGCTTCTCGTCAGGGTGTGCTTGGTGATGTCGCTAAGGCAGCTTTCGGTGGCAAAGGGTCTAAGTTCGGTAAGGACAACTTCCTGAAGTCTGCAAGTATCTCACAAGACCAATGGAAGGGAATCAAGCAGCTATTCCTTGACCATGCAACTCGTGGTCCTGACGGTCAGTTCACGATTACCAACAAGAAGGCCTTTAGCATGGACCCGCGAGCTATGGACCTGTGGCGACTGGCTGACAAGGTTGCTGATGAGACCATGTTGCGTCCTCATAAGGTTTCCAATCAGGACTCCGTGGCGTATAACGCTGGGGTGAAGATGATTATGCAGTTCAAGAACTTCACCATCAAGTCACTCAACTCCAAGTTCATCAGGAGCTTCTATGAGTCCACGAAGAACAACCGAGCGATTGACATGGCACTGACCCACGTCCTCTCTTTAGGTATCGCCGCTGGGTACTTTGCGATGCAGGCTCACGTTAAAGCGTACAGCCTCCAAGAGCACCAGCGTAAAGACTACCTGAAGAAAGCCTTGAATCCGACCATGTTAGGATATGCAGCTGTCACTCGTAGCTCACACTTGGGCGCACCTTTCGCTATCCCTTCGATGATTGCAGGCGCAGCAGGCTTCCAAGAGGCCAACATGCTGAGGTCTACGATTCTTCCTAAGGATGACTCAAAGGCTCCTAAGGACAAAGCAGCCAAGAGTCGTGCTGTAGCAGCTGACATCATGGGTTCCATTGGTGCGCAGATTCCATCGGTAGGTTACATCGGGTCTGTAGGAGCAACTGCTCTGAACGCAGCAGGTGTTCTCAACGCCAGCAGCAAGCCAACCGAGCGAGACTACATGACAGGCTTAATGAATTCCACCCGCGAGTTAGTCCCTAATGACCCCTTGACGCAGCAACTCTTGATGAGAATCTATGAGGCGAATGGCGTATACATCAAGGCGGAACCTAAGGCTAACTAATCGATAACGACTCACTATTAGAGGACCAATGGTGAGTCCCAATTAATTAACCTAAGGAGGCCTAAAGATGGCAAACGTCATTAAAACAATCCTCACTTACCCACTGACAGGCCAATCGGAATTCCTTATACCGTTTGAATATCTGGCCCGTAAGTTCGTGGTAGTGACCCTAATCGGTGTGGACCGTAAAGAGTTAGTCTTAGGGACTGACTATCGGTTCGCCACCAAGACAACCATTGTGACCAATAATGTGTGGGGCCAAGGAGATGGCTATACGACCCTTGAGATTCGACGCTTCACCTCAGCTACCGAGCGACTGGTGGACTTCACTGATGGGTCTATCCTGCGTGCCTATGACCTTAACGTTGCTCAGTTGCAGACTATTCACGTTGCCGAAGAAGCCCGTGACCTCACAGCTGATACCATCGGGACCAACGCACAGGGTCAATTAGACGCTCGTGGTCGCCGTATCGTTAACTTAGCGAATGCTATCGATGCAGCCGATGCGGTCCCTTTAGGCCAGATTCAGGGTATCAACCAGAATGCATGGCAGGCCCGTGATGAGGCTCTAGGCTTCCGTAATGAAGCTGAGGGTTTTCGCAATATGTCTGTAGACCGTGCGAACGTAGCGACTCAGCAGGCTAACATTGCGATTGACCGTGCGAACGTAGCGACCCAGCAGGCAGCTGATGCACTCACCAGTGCGAGTCGAGCCTTAGCTTCCCAGCAGGCGGCCTCATGGTCTCAAACAGCAGCAGCAGCGAGTGCCTCAGCGAGTGCCTCAAGTGCCTCAAGTGCAAGCACCAGCAGTGACACAGCTATGCGTTGGGCCACCCTAGCGGAGAACGTTCCAGTAACAGGTAGTCAATATTCAGCGATGCATTGGGCTATAAAGGCTAAACTGGAGGCTGATAAGCTAGGTAACTGGAATGCCTTAGCAGGGACCATTGAGAATATTAATGGGAATGATATCATATGGCGCGGGTGGCATAACGTTCAAGGTCTCTATGTCTGGAACCCAGCTGGTAACGTGCTTATTGAGACAGCAACTCCGGGGCAGACACCTGATATTAAATTCACAGGCTATCGAGGGGATAAGAGCTTTATGACCTTCAGGCTGGGGGCAGATGTTGGAGATTCCAACGCAGCAGTCTCCCACGGAATGTACTCGACTAACATCGGGCAGCACTACCAGTTCAACGTAGATGGGTCCAATCACATTAGCTCAGCGGGAGCGGGCGCTCAGCTTTATATGGGGTCACAATCTAACCCAAGCATGACTTTGGCAACCCTCAATGGGATGGGCTTAGTTAACGTTGAGGGAAGCATGGTCGTATCTAGCGGTCTTGTGGCCTCGCATGATGTGGAGGCTCGTGGTGCTGTCTATTCAGGTGGACTCAACGGCGGTAAGCTGACCAATACAGGTAACATTGAGGGATCTGAATGGGGTTCACGGACTCTTAAGGGATATATTGACGATTCCCGTAAAGCTTCCATCCAGTCATCCCCTCTGCGGGTCCTGTGGCGCAGGGATATCGGAACGTTCAATACCGCATTTGACGCCAATGGCTACCCTCTTCCAGCAGACGCCTCAAGGCCTCTTACGGTCCGCCCGTGGAGCACAGGCCAGTCATACACGTTTGATGAGCCTCTGTGGGGTAAGCAGCTATTCTCTATCCATAATGATGCGTTCATAAATGGCTCTCAGAACCAGTCAAACTACTGCCGTGCATGGGGAGCTATCCCACGAATGTCCGGTGTTACGGCTGTGGCCGACAATGGGGTTGTATTCACCTTCACGAACTTTGAGATGCAGATAGGTTCGGAGTGGTGGCACCTAGTCTTGAGTGCAGATGGCAGGACTCTGGCGTTGGATAGCGCTGGAGAAATGGCCCGACCACTTTATGCATTATACGTTGCGGATATTCCATAAGGAGGACTTAAAGAAATGTTAGAGTTCGATTTTAACAATGAGATTCTCAAGGCGGCTCCTATCGGGGCCACTGCGGGAGCTGACGTTGCAGCGAGACTCTTTTGGGGTCTCAGTCTCAACGAATGGTTTTACGTGGCGGCTATCGCTTACACGGTCGTTCAGATTGGTGCTAAGGTAGTCGATAAGATCATCGATTGGAAGAAAGCAAATAAGGAGTAATGATATGTCTGATATGACTCTCGTAAAGTTCCTCGAAGCGCTCGACACTCAGCAGGCTCAATACATGCTGAAAGACCTTCAGGACGAGGCTAAGCGAACGCCTCAGTTGTATAACGCTATAGGTAAACTACTGGAGCGCCATAAGTTCCAGATTGGTAAGCTGACCCCGGACACTGATATCCTTGGTGGTCTGGCGGAGGGTCTCGAAAGCTACAACAAGCAAGTAGGGACCAATGGTCTGACTGAGGATGACGTATATCAACACTGATAGTGAAACTCAAGGCTACTACTACCAATAGTGGCCTTTATGATTCATTAACACAACTCACGGTAACGCTACGTGAAATCTGAAAGATAAGGAGGGTGATTGCCCATGAGTTTTAACTTAAAGACGCTGTTCCCATTCATCATGGCAGCATTAATCTATGGAGCTGGCTACTTCAGCGGCTATACGACAACTGATAACAAGTGGAAGGAGGTGGTACACAATGAGTATGTTCTCAAGCAAGAAGCAACAGCAGCAGTTCAGCGCCAAGTCGATGACGTGTCCAAGCGATACCAGCAGACCCTTAGCGAAGTGGAAGGCAGCACTGATCGGATTATTTCTGATCTCAATGCTGATAACAAGCGGCTGCGCGTCAAGGTCAAGTCTACCGGAGACCTCACAGGTGACCGTCGATGCTTCCCTGATGGTAAAGCCGAACTTGACGAGTCAACTGCTAAGCGTCTTATCGGAATAACTCAGCGTGGTGATGCGCAGATTGAGGTGCTACAGGAGACCATTAGAAAACTAAAAGGAGGTGACCCGCATGGATAACTCACAGCAGGCGCGTAATGCTCTCGTTATTGCGCAGCTTAAAGGAGACTTCGTAGCTTTCTTATTTGTACTGTGGAAGGCTTTGAACTTGCCAGTACCAACCAAGTGTCAGATTGATATGGCACGAACCCTCGCTAATGGCGATAACAAGAAGTTCATCCTTCAGGCTTTCCGTGGTATCGGGAAGTCGTTCATCACCTGTGCGTTCGTTGTGTGGAGCCTATGGCGGGACCCTCAGTTAAAGATTCTGATTGTCTCAGCTAGTAAGGAGCGTGCAGACGCTAACTCCATCTTCATCAAGAACATCATCGACCTGCTCCCTTTCTTGAGCGACTTAAAGCCTCGTCAGAGTCAGCGTGATTCCGTTATCAGCTTCGATGTAGGACCTGCCCGTCCCGACCACTCCCCGTCAGTTAAGTCTGTGGGTATCACTGGTCAGCTGACAGGTAGCCGTGCCGATATCATCATTGCCGATGACGTAGAAGTACCCGGTAACAGTGCCACCTCTGGTGCGCGTGACAAGCTATGGACCCTCGTACAGGAGTTCGCTGCATTGCTGAAACCTCTGCCGACTTCACGAGTAATCTACCTTGGGACGCCTCAGACCGAAATGACCCTCTATAAGGAACTGGAAGATAACCGTGGGTACACGACTATCATCTGGCCTGCCCTGTATCCTCGTAACGATAAAGAGATGCAGTATTATGGTCAGCGATTAGCGCCTATGCTTCAATCAGAGTTCATTGAGTTCCCTGAAGGTCTCCAAGGCCAGCCTACAGACCCGGTACGATTCGATGTCGATGACCTGAGGGAACGTGAGCTGGAATATGGTAAGGCAGGCTTCACGCTTCAGTTCATGCTTAACCCGAACCTTAGCGATGCCGAGAAGTACCCGTTAAGACTGCGTGATTGCATCGTAGCGGCGATGGACATGGATAAGGCCCCAATGCATTACCAATGGTTGCCTAACCGCCAGAACGCCAACACAGAGCTTCCTAACGTGGGTCTTAAAGGTGACGACCTGCATAGCTACCATGCGTGCTCATCGAACACTGCAAGCTACCAAGAGAGAATCCTTGTGATTGACCCTAGTGGTCGCGGTAAGGATGAGACAGGCTACGCTGTGCTATTCACGCTCAACGGCTACATCTACCTGATGGACGCTGGTGGATACCGTGATGGCTACTCCGATAGAACCCTCGAAGCGCTCGCTAAGAAAGCCAAGCAGTACAACGTACAGACTGTGGTCTTTGAGTCAAACTTCGGTGATGGTATGTTCGGTAAGGTGTTCTCTCCGGTCCTCTTGAAGTACCAAGCAGCGGCCCTTGAGGAGATTCGTGCGAGAGGTCAGAAGGAGCTGCGTATCTGCGACACCCTTGAGCCTGTCCTATCGACTCACCGCCTAATCATCCATGATGAAGTCTTCCGGTTGGACTACCAGTCCGCAAGGGACTCTGATGGTAAGCACGATGTGAAATACTCGTTGTTCTACCAGATGACCCGTATGACCCGTGAGAGAGGCGCTGTGGCCCATGATGACCGCCTTGATGCGTTAGCCTTAGGCGTGGAGTTCCTACGCTCTACGATGGAGCTAGACGCCGTTAAGGTGGAGTCAGAGGTCTTGCTGAGCTTCCTTGAGGAGCACATGGAGAAACCTTTGGTAGGCGGAGAGTCTGTCAGAGAGATATCCTATGGTGGCGTCGATATCTTCTATGAGGATGACGACCTGAACACTAGCTTCATCAGCTGGTAAGATTGCATAAGGAGTCACTAAGAGTGCATAGACATTCAGTGGCTCCTTAGGCATCTCAAAAGTTATTATTTAGGAGAAACTCCTTATGGAACAGATAGTTAGACCCAAGGAGGTATTAACGACTCACTATAAGAAGAGAGACCCCTTAAGTTACCTTTAAGCTGTATCAATAGTTATGCATGAGTGATTATTCATGGTGACCATTGGTGTAGCTTAAAGCTATCTTATAGCGCCTTAGAGTGTAATATCATTATTAGATATATTCATATCACTCATAACCCAAAGACCCTTAAAGGAGACCTCTATGATGACCCTATTGAAACATAGAGTCACTCAGGGTCTCCTATGGTACATTGCCTTACCGTTGACCTTACAGTGGCTATTAGATGACCCTAAGACTAGCTGGAAGTTATCCGCTACGTTATACGCATTGTTGGCCCTTAAGGTGATGCTTAAAGCCTAACGCTTCGATGGAGTCAGGTGGTACACTTATTGATCACCCTTAAGGGACTCATCATAGTAATAATAACCTACTATGACTCCTCCCTTAAGGCAACCATCAGTCCCTCTCGAAGCCTATCCTTCATGGGTCTCCAAGGGTCTTGATGGTCTCCTTACGATAGCCTGCTATCAGTGGTCTATCAGTTCTCCTTAAGAGGCCCCTTTAAGAATCCTACAGAAAAATCTGAGTGACTATCTCATAGGTTAAGCGGCTCATAGTCCCCCCTTAGGCCCTCTCAACGTTCAACTCAAAGAGTTGGCCCCACCCCTTTAAGCTATCCTTAGGCCCTCTTCACGACCTCTTTAGGTGCCTCGTTAAGGCCTCTATCAGGTAGCCTTAGGGGTGGTGGGCTTAAGGTGGCCTATCAGTTGAGCCTTAGGAGGGCTTTAGGTGTCGTTTAGTTGACTCGATCAATCATCTCTCTGTCTCCCTATCTGTTAGGCTAACTTAAGGCTTCACTCAATGACCTCTATCAGAGACCTATCAGTGACCATCACTCATTAAGACTCTATCAGTTACCACTATCAGACCATCATCTATCAGCTGGATTTATCAGAGACCTATCAGCTTGTCTCAAAGGTTGACTATCTGCTTATCACTTTATCAGAGACCATAAGCGAGGGCTCAAGAGGTATCGATGATGGTGTAACGGTGGTGCGATGAGGAGACTATCAAGAGACTCGCTATCGTGTCAACCAAATAATAACGACTCACTATCAGATGACAGCTAAGAGGCCTCTTTAAGATGACCTTTAAGATAAAGCCTTAAGATGACCTTTAGGATGGATTCAAGTTAATTATGATTATTTTGATAAAACTAGTTGACTCCTCTTTAAGATGTCCTTATAGTTCACTCCATCAGGTCGCCACGACTGATAACCAAACCGATTAACTAAACGATTCAATAGGATGTCATCATGATTCACACTAAACAACCCG